CTAGTTATTAATGACTCTTGTCCAAGAGTTTGTATGTTTAAACCTATTTTATTTTCTAAACAAAAATTTTGTAGTTCTAAAACTCCATGAAGATAATCCTCTGTGAGCATACCTCCATAACAAGGTGTTCCTACAAATAATTCTATCTTAGCTGACACTAACAGATTCACTACCTAAACTTGCGGTCAAAGTCAAGGATGACACTAATAAAGTAGCGTTATCTGATTTAAAAGTTGATGTTATCTTTCTGTCGTCAGCAGTTACACCTAATGATTTTAATAGTACACTAACTGAACCATTTTCTAACTGTTCAGCAGGATTTAATTTTTTTGGTGTTCTTGCATCTTGTAAAGCCTGTGCGTCTGGCTTGTGCTTTCTAGGCTCAAGCTGTGGATGTTTAGCTTCAAACTCAGACCTGTGTACAAAAGAACCATTCCATTCTTTTACCATTTCCTTGTAAGGAAACTCCATACCACTTCTATCTGATATGGCTTTCGCATACTTTCCTGTAGCAAAAGGCATTAGATGTTATACCTTAAATCTGGTTTAATAATCATATCTACTTTTTCTCTGTTATCTTCCATAGCTCGTTTGAGCTCTTCTTCATATAACATTTTAAGTTCTTGTCTTCTTTGTATTTCTATTTGTGGTCTACGCAAAGCTAAATAATATGCAAGTCCACTTACAGCACAAGGCAAAAATCTATCTGGCATATCAACTGTTTCCGTTGAAGCTGTAATATCCTCTATTCTTCTTCTTTCGTTAAACTTAAATACATCAGCGTTATCTGGTGTAGGATATAAAAATACTTTTGGTGTTACTTGTTTATCTAAAAAATACTGTGAAGGTCTACCAGTGTCAGCCTTGTTTGGTATTTTAAGATAATCATCTCTACTTATTCTTTCTAATTCAAAGTCTGTAACTGTTGAATCAGAGTTTGTTTTTTGTATGACTGCCTCTGTAATATCTACTGTGTGACTGTTAAGTGTATAACTAGCAGTGTTTGCTGTTAAAGTTTGAGTTGACTCTGTTACAGTCCATAGTTGAATATTTCTATTACTCCACTCTTGTAATAATAAATTTAATTGTCTTCTGCCTACAGATGCTTCTTTACCTGTTTGTGGTTCTCCACCAATACGAGCATAAGCATCTTCTATGATTTCATCAACAGCAAGAGTAAAAGTTCTAGTTCCAGAGGTAGCCATAATATTAATATGTTTTTGATAATTTTAAAATAATTGTATAGTGGTCTCCATCAGTATGTCCTGTTGTTGTTAATAGTAAATCACCATTAATACCAGAACCTGCGTTGTTAGTTATACCACCAAAATCTCTAAAATCCATGTAACCTTGTGATGTGTGTGCACCATTACTACCTAAAACTTTACAAATAACATTTGAGGATGCGTTCCAAAGTAAATCTACTCGCATACCAAATATGTCATAGTATATTTCTTCTACATTTACTCTTGAGCAAGCATCTCCGTTTGCACTTTTGGCTAATGCTGATACATCAACTTTAGTAACTGCACTTTCACCAGAGCCATCAGATATGTTTGTTAGTTTTACAAGTATGTTTTTTGCACCAACATTATCACCAATTGTTTGTGACGTTACTGCATCAGCCATGTTTGCCTCCTAATATAATTAATTTTATTTCGCTCCTAAATATTAATAGGAGCGAAGATATTGTTTTACAAATGTCCATTAAAATACTGAGTATTCTAATTCTACTGTAAATCTACCCGCAGTAATATCTGCGTTTACTGCTGTAGTAGCAAAAGCATATAAGTTTTTGCTAGCAATAGCAGCCGTAATATTTGGAACAAATATGTGGTAGTTACCTGCAGTGTTGTTAAAATTCACATCAACCTCTGTGATTGATTGTGTAGCACTTAACTGCTCGTTAAAAGATGTTACACCCGCACCAACGATTTCAGTTCCAGAAGAAACTGCTGCGTTAGTTGCTGTACCAGAAGTTGCACTTAATGATAAACCACCAACAAGAGTTTGTCCTGCCGCAGTTGTAATACCAATTAATGCTC